ACATGTACACGTCAAAACTGGTTCGGGTCTCGTTCCAGCTGTTGCAGGACCGGCCGGACTTCGACACCTGGCTCGCCCGCAAGCTCGGCGAGCGTATCGGCCGCATCCTCAACCAGCACTTCACCACAGGCACCGGCACGGCCCAGCCCGACGGGATCGTGACCTCCTCAACCGTCGGCGTGACCGGCACCGGATCGTTCGCGACGACGGGCGGTATCTCCTACGACAACGTCATCGACCTCGAGGAGTCCCTCGATCCGGCATACGGCGCCGCCGAGGGCATGATTTTCATGATGCACCAGTCGGTGCGCAAGGCCCTGCGCAAGCTGAAGGACAGCCAGGGCCGCTACTTGTGGGAACCGTCGCTTCAGGTCGGCCGACCGGCCACCCTCGACGGCTACGACGTGCGGATCAACAACGACATGGCGACGCTCGCGACCTCCAGCAAGTCGCTGCTGTTCGGCAACATCCGTGAGGCGTACGTCGTCCGCATCGTGCAGGATCTGCGCGCGCTCCGCCTCGAGGAGCGCTACGCCGACTTCCTGCAGGTCGGTTTCCTCGGCTTCGAGCGGGCCGACGGCACGATGCAGAACTCGGCCGCGGTCCGCACCTTCCAGACCACCGCGACCGCCTGAGAAAGGACGAGACCATGGCTGAGGCCAAGCCCAAGACCACCGAGGCGGCCGGGAACACGGCCGTCCCGACCCATGGCGACCGGGACCGGGTCGCGATGCTGTCGCTCAAGCCGGACGGCACACCCGACCAGCACAACCCGGAGATCATCGGGGACAAGGAGTTCGCCCGCGACGCGACCCGGGAGCAGTTCCGGCAGCAGGCCGTGTCGGCGGTCGACCAGGAGAAGCGGGCGGAGCTGTTCGGTACCGGCACCGCTGACGTGCAGCAGCTCGAGCAGGACCCGAAGATCGTCGAGCTGAAGTCGGCGCACGAGGCTGCGGAGAAGGCGGCCGAGTCGGCGGCCGACGCCACGGTGGGCGCCCTGTTCGTCGACGACGACAAGCAGCCGGCGGCCGGCGCGAAGCGTTCGACCAGCGACAGGTAACCGCGTGGGTGCCCTGGTCGTCGACTGGGGCGCCCGCACCATCACCGGTGGGGTAGTTCCGTATGGCCCGGCGGCGGTGGGTCGTCTCCGGCCGGGTCGTCGCTACCGGTTCCAGCCCGGTTGGCCCATCTACGCCGGTACGGTGCTGCTGCTGCGCGACCACGACCAGTCGCAACGCCTCGGCCGGGCCACAGACCTCGCTGAGGCCCTCGACGGTCTGCACGGGGTGGTGCGGGTCGACCCGGGCCGGCCAGGTGATCGGGCACTCCGGCTCGCCGCGGCGGGACTGCTGGCCCTGTCGCCGGGTGTCGACCTGCGCGCGGCGCATCCCGATCCGCTGAACCGGGGTGTCGACCTCGTCCTCGCTGGACTGCTGCACGAGGTGTCCCTGACGGCTGACCCCGCATTCGACTGGAGGTGATCTCATGCCGGTGTCCGCGCAGAGCGCGACGAGTGTCGACGTGCCTGTCGGCGGCGACTGGCTGATCAGCGTCCAGGTCACCGACGCCGACGGCTACCCGATTGAGCAGGCCCCGGTGGTCACCGTAACCAAGCCGGACGGCTCGACCGCGACACCCACCGTGGCGGCGGCGATCCGCTGGCCATGCCGCACCTGCACGACGTACGGCTACGACTGCTGGCACGGGTCCACCAGCGGCGTCTACCGGGCCGTGTACGAGCCGACCACGGCCGGGCGGCACCTCGCCGTGGCAGCCGCCGCCGGGTACGGGGCGGCGACGTTCGTGGCGTTCGTCGGCGCGCTCACCACGTCCGCCGGGATGCCTGACATCGCCGATGTCGACGACTATCTTGCGCCGCATTCGTGGACTGACACGCAACTGCAGCAGGCCCTTGATGCTGAGGCGGCTGCGCAGCGCGCCGTGTGTGACGTTCCCGCCGAGTACGGCGCTGACCTGCGTGAGGCGTTGATGCGCCGGGTGGCGGTCAACCTGGCGAAGCGCCGGATCCCGCTCGCGGTGCTGCAGGGTGACGCTGAGGCGGGCACGCCGGCGTCGTTCGTGCCGGGCTCTGATCCGGAGATCCGCCGGCTCGAACGGCCGCACCTGAAGCTTCCGACGATCGCATGAGCAACGCAGACACCCGGGCGGCCATAGCGGCAGCCATATCAACGGTGGACGGGCTGACCGGCTACGTGAAGCGGCCCACGGCGATGAAGCCGGGCGACGGCTGGCCGCAGTGGCGGGGCGCGGCCCGGGCCGACGGCTTCGGCTTCCTCGAGACGTGGGCCGTGCTGGTCGTGCTGCCCGACAACGAGACGACCGCCGACGAGTGGGCCGACTCCCACGGCTACGCCCTCGCCACGGCGCTTGAGCCGGTCATGTTCGTGGAGAGCATCGCGCCGGCCACGATCCCGGCGAGCGGCAACGACATCTACGCCCTGATGATCACCGGCAGAACGGAGTAACACCATGGCTGCACCTACCGGGGCGTTCGTGATGCGCGACGCCACCGTCACCGTCGAGTCGGTGGAGTACGCGAACCAGTGCACGAAGGCCCGCCTGGTGCCGAACACTCCGGTCCAGACTGTCCGCACGCTGGTGCCGGACGGTGTCGTCCAGGACATTGACACACCGGTGTGGACGCTGGAGCTGACCATCTTGCAGATCAACAGCGCTGGTGGTCTCGCGAAGGCGCTGCGCGACGCCGTGCCGGGCGACGAGCTGGACGTGATCCTGGCGCCGAAGAACGGCACCGGCAACGCGAAGGCGACGTTCACGGTCATCGCGATGCAGCCGCCGTTCGGCGGCGAGCAGGGCAATTTCGCGACCGTGGAGCTGACGCTGCCGGTCAAGGGCGCGCCGGTCTTCGGCACCCTCTGATAGATCAACCAAGGGGCAGGGGCATGGCCAAGATCGGCACGCAGTGGGCCGTCGAGCTCGAGAACGGCGAGACCCTGCGGGCCGCGTCGGATCAGCGGGACTTCGCGAAGTGGGAGGTGCAGCCGTTCTACAACGAGGACCGCTTGCACCTCAAGGCGCGGTTCCTCGCCTGGTCGGCGTCGACCCGCGAGGGCCTGTACAAGGGCACCTTCGAGAAGTTCAACGAGCGTGACTGCATCGAGGTCTCCGTCGCCGGCGAGGACGGCGAGGGTGAGCAGGGCTTGGACCCTGGCCGGTCGGATACCGCCGCCGGAGCCTGATCCATCTGGCGTACCAGACCGGTATCCCGCTCGGCGACTTCCTCGAGCACTGGTCGGACCGAGATGTCGACACCCTCATCGTCTTGATTGATGACCACATCGACGCCATGAAGGACGCGCACAGGGGGTGACCGGTCGTGGCGGTCAGCTTCGAGGAGTTCGCCCGGGAGCTCCGGCGTTTCGACGACCGCCGCGTCGTGGTCCGGGAGCTGGGCAAGGAGCTGCGCGGGCTGCTGCCGCCGTTGCGTCAGGCGATCAGAGCGCATGCGCTCGAGATCCTGCCAAAGGAAGGTGGCCTGAACGCGTGGGTCGCCGCTGCCCGGATCACCCTGTCGATCAAGATCTCCGGCCGCCGGGCCGGGGTCATCGTCAAGGGTTCCCGCAAGTCCGCGAAGAACAAGTCCGACTTGGACCGGATCGACCGGGGCCGGGTGCGCGCGCCGTCGTGGGGGCGCCGTTTCCGCGGCCAGTGGCACACCCAGGCAGTCACGCCGGGCTGGTTCAGCGAGCCGGCCGCTGACGAGAACCGGCTGCGGGACGCCGCCGAGCAGGCGATCGACCGAGCGTTCGACGAGATCCGCAGGGGGTGAGCCGTGGCCCGCGATGTTGAAGTCAACCTGACCGCATCCGACCGGACCGGCACCGCCCTGGCGTCCGCCGAACGTAACTTCAAGCGGACCAACGACCGGATCAAGCGGCAGAACGACAAGCTCGGCGATGAGATGGGCAAGAGCCTGTCCAAGGAGTTCACCGGCGTCACGGCGAAGCTCACCTCCGGGTTCGCGAAGGCGTTCTCGGACGTCAGCGGCGCCGCGGTGCCCATCCTGGCGGGCATCGGCGTGGCCGCGTCCCCGCTGATCGGCGCCTCCATCTCCGGCGCCATCATCGGCGGCGCCGGCATCGGCGGCGTGATCGGCGGCGTGCTGCTCGCGGCCAAGGACAGCCGAGTCCAGGCCGCGGGCAAGGAGCTGGGTAAGAACCTGCTCGGCCAACTCGAGCAGGACGCGGCAGTGTTCATCGGCCCGGTGCTGGACAGCATCAGCCAAATCGGGTCCGCGTTCGATTATCTGGACGGCAACATCCGCAGCATCTTCGCCAGCGCGGCCCGGTATGTGCAGCCGTTGACCGACGGGCTGATCGACTTCATCCGGCCGGTGCTGCAGGGCTTCGACAAGCTGGTCGCGAAGGCCGCGCCCGTCATAGAGGCGATCAAGCAGGGATTCGGTGAGGTCGGCCGGGCGATCGGCGACGTGTTCGAATCGCTGTCGGACGATGGCATCTCTGCAGCGCTCGCTATCGCTTCCGTGTTCAAGATCATCGCAACCACCATCCGGGTTGTTGGCGCGGTGGTCAACGCCCTGACGGAGGCGTTCGGGTTCCTCGCCGAGGTGGCCGATAAGTTCGGGTTCCTCACCGACGAGGGCAAGGCTAAATTGGCGGCGTTCAAGGGCGCTAACGACGCCATGAACACCAGCGTCAACACCACGAAGTTCGCTTTCGACGCGGCTGGCAAGAGCGTCCAGGGCGCCAGCGAGCAATTCCAGGCGGCGACCACACAAAGCGACCAGTTGGCGGATGCGGTTGCGGGGGCTGCGCAGAAGTCGCGCGACCTGGCTGCCGCACACCATTCGCTGTTCGATACGACTACCAGCGCCTTTGAGGCGATGGACAGGCTGAAGCAGTCCATCAAGGAGAACGGCAAGACGCTCGACGTCCACACGGAGAAGGGCCGCGCCAACCGGACGGCGCTGTCCGGCCTGGCGGCCGCGTTGAATGCCGACTACGACGCGTACGTCAAGGTGAACGGCGAGGGCCGGTCGGCCAACATCGTCGCCAGCCAGAACTACAACGCGTTCATCAAGGCCGCGACGGGCGCGGGCATCTCGAAGAAGGCCGCCCACGACTACGCCCGGCAACTCGGTCTCATCCCGCCGAAGAAGCAGACCGACATGGTCGCCAACACCCACGACGCCGCGGCACGCATCGCGGCGCTCAAGGCGCAGCTCGACTCCTTGCACGACCGGACGATCAGGGTCACCATCCGCTCGACGGGCAATGTGCACGTGGCGGGTCCTGGCGGCTCCGGCACCCAGCTCAAAGGCTTCGACGCCTCCTCCACGTGGGAGGGCTCCGGCGGCGGCGGGCGTTCGCGGACGGGTGGGCCGGCGCAGGTGTCCGCGACCGTGGAGAACACGATCCTGCTCGACGGGCGGCCGTTCCGCGCCTGGACGGACCAGCGGATCGCCGCGGCCTCCGACCGGCAGGCGTGGCGCGCCAAGGTCGGCAGGCGCTGACGTGACGATTACTTTCGTCGGTGCGGGCGCTGCCCAGACCGGCAACAACGCCCCCACGCTGACGCCGCCGCTGCACGCCTCCACGCAGGCCGGGGACATCGTCCTGGTGCACGCCTCCATCCGGGGTACCGCCGCCACCATGACGTCGCCTGGCTACCAGGTGGTTGCCGACAACGGCAACGAGCGCATCCTGGCCAAGATCGCCGCGGCTGGTGAGGCCGCGCCGGTGGTCACCTTCACCGGTGGCGCCGCGGGTGATGACAACTTCGCGCAGGCCGCCACGTGGCACGGCAATGAGCCGTCTGTCGGGAACATCGTCGCGGCGATCCTGAGCAACGCCTCAGCGCAGAACATCAACTACCCGGCGCTGACCGTCCCCGCCGACAACCACGCCCTCGTGGTGGCCGGCTGGAAGCAGGACGACTGGACGTCGGTGGCGACCCTCGCCGGGATGACCGAGATCGCCGAGACGTTCTCGATCACCGGCAACGACGCGGGCCAGGTGTGGGACTACCAGATCCAGACCACCGCGACGAACCTGACCGCCGGGTCGTTCGTCGTCACCGGCGGACTGTCCGCGGTCAGCAAGGGTCTGGCGCTGCTGATCCGGCCAGCCGCCGCGATCTCCGCCGTCACCCAGGACGACTACCCGGACCGGGTCCTCGTCTCGGTGACTGGGTTGACCCTCGGCGACGACGTCAGCATCTACCGGCAGGTCGGCGGCGTGCGCACCCTCGTGCGGGCCGGCGCCGCCACCGACGTCACCGACCCGTCGTTCCTGCGCGTCGACGCGGAGCTGCCGTTCGGCGTCCCGGTCACCTACGTGGCGGTCGTCAACGGGGTTGCCGAGTACTCCACCGGACCGACCACGTACATCCTCGACGGCGGGAAGGTGGCCCTGTCCGACGCCATCGGCGGGCTGGCCGCCGAGGTCGTCATCATGGCCTGGGACGCCAAGACCTACGACCGGCAGGCGACCGTGTACAAGGTCGGCGGCCGCAACGTGGTGGTGTCCGGCGAGTACGGCCAATACGAGTCCACGATGACGCTCTTCACCGAGACCACGTCGAGCGCCAACAACCTGCGGGCGCTGCTGTCCGACGCCACCGACGCGATCATCCAGATCCGGCAGGCAGGCGGCTACGACGGGGTCGACTCCTACATCGCCGTCAAGCAGGTCGCGGAACGCCGTTGGTCGCAGGACGGCTCCGACCAGCGGCGGCTGTGGGACCTGACCGTCGCCGAGGTCGATGGCTGGGCCACCGCGCTGGAGGCGACCGGCTTCACCCTGCAGGACATCTACGACTTCTACGGCACCACCGGCACGCTGGCGACGCTGAACACCGACTACGCCACTCTGCTCGCCATCGCCCAAGCACCGGACTGGACATGATCACCGCGTCGGACACCGTCGCCAGTGTGCTCGGACGGTCGTTCACTTACCGGGTACGGGTGCAGTCCTGGCTGGGCGACCAGCTGCTGTCCGATGACGTGCCCGTCGCCGCGGGCCGGGAAGAGGTCGACCGGAGCCTACGCGTCCCCGAACGGGTCACCCTCACCGTGCCGCGCCGCGCCAACGGCATCGACTGGACCCCGATCGCCGACGATCATCCGCTCGCCGCCAACGGGCAACGCCTCCACGTCGAGCTCGGCGTCGACATCGGCGGCGGACAGACCGAATGGCTACCCCGCGGCTGGTTCGTCATCCAGGACTCGCAAGCCGACGACGACACTGTCACCGTAAACGCGGTCGGCATGCTCACCCTCGTCGACGAAGCCCGACTCGTCTCGCCCTACCAGCCGTCCGGCACGCTGGTGTCGACGCTGCGCGGCCTGGTGGAGCCGGCCCTGACCGTGGTCGTGGATGCGGCGCTGACCGACCGGGCTGTCCCCGCGAACATCAACTACGACGAGGACCGGCTGCAGGCCGCCCTCGACCTGATCGACGCATGGCCGGCCGACGCGTACGTCACCGAGGACGGCTACCTGTCGGTCGTCTCCGCGGACCAGTCGCTGACGCCGGTGCTGACCCTGACCGATGGCACCGGTGGAACCGTCATCACCGCCACCGGATCCTCGACCCGCGACGGCGGCTACAACGCGGTCGTGGCGCGCGGCACCGCCTCCGACGGCACGCAGGTCCAAGGTGTGGCCTTCCTGGCGACCGGGCCGAAGGCGTATGGTTCCGACTTCAACCCCCTGCCGGTGCCGTTCTTCTACTCGTCGCCGCTGCTGACCACCGTGGCCCAGTGCAACAAGGCCGCCGCAACGGTGCTGGCCCGATTGGCGCGGACCAGTTCGCAAGCCTTCCAGGTCGTCATGGTGCCTGATCCGCGCGTCCAGGCGGGCGACGTCGTGAGCATCACCGCCGACCCCTATGCCGGCCTGCTGTGCTCCGTCGAGGCGCTGTCGCTGCCCTACACGGCCGCTGGCGGGGCGCAGGCGCTGACGGTGAGGCGGCTGACCTGATGGCCGATTTCGCTCGCGTACGCAGGGACCTGACGGGCGTCCGGGCCACCCTCGCCTACGCCACCTCTGTCAAGAGCGCCGGGGTTGCGACGTTCGTCATCAACGGCATCGAGGTGTCCTGCCAGGTGGCCAGGGACCTCACCGTCGCTGTCGGAGACGTGTGCCTGGTCCAACGGTTCGGGTCCGAATGGTTCGTGGTGCAGCGGTACTACACCGCCGCCCCGGCCGTGCCGCTGGACAACCCGGCCCCGCCGCCACCGAAGCCGACCAGCGTCAGCGGCCGGCTGGTTGTCAGCCCGGTGGAGACCCGCTCCTACCGCAGCACGGTGTTTGTGGGGTGGCGCTTCGACAACGACGACGTCTACCAGGGCCAGTACGGCGGCAACGGTCTACACCGAGGATGCGCCTTCTACGGCACCAAGCCGCGCTCGCTGGTCGGCGCCACCGTCACCTCCGCCACCATCCGGGTAGGGCGCAAGAGCGCCGGCGGCATCACCGCCGCGCAGTCCACCACCCTGTGGCTGGTGACGCAGTCGAAGCGGCCCGCCGGAGCGCCGACGCTGACGTCCTCGACGACCGGGCCGCGGCTGAAGTGGGGTCAGATCGCCAACTTCACCATCCCTACCTCCTGGGGGCAGGCCCTAGTCGACGGCACGGCGGGCGGCCTGGCGCTATTCGACTCCTCAGGCAGCCCGTACGTCATCTTCGCCGGCCGCTCGTCGCTGTCGAGCGCGTTCACGCTCACGCTCAACTGGACGAGGAGCACCTGATGCCGACCACCGCGAACCGCGGCTACCGCTTCCCGGCGAGCACCGACAACACCCAAATCTGGCAGCACATCCAGAACACCGCCAGCGACATCGATGCCGATATGGCCGCTCAGCTCGCGGCGTGGACGTCATACGTGCCGGTTTGGACCAGCACCGGCACCGCGCCGAGCCTTG